TCTATATCTTCGATACGATCAAGTACGTCCTGAGTTACAGTTACTCTGTCTCCATTGAGATAGCGCAATAAAGGTCGTTTGGAATGTCTCCAAGGATAACCAGCAGATGTTCCACGTTTTATTCCATCCAAATACTGAACACCGTCTACACCATTTATTGCATCATCGAGACACAATGGTGTTATTAATGATAATTCAGAGGAAGGCAAACCGGATAAAATATCGTGGAGAAATCTATTAGCAACTTCATCTACCAAACGTGAATTTATATTCTCGCTAGGTGTAACTAATTTTGCTAATGCTTGCTGAGTAGGGCGGTACCCCTGCATAACAGGAGCCCCCGTCTTAATCTCGATCGCAAACTTACCATCACCCTTGGTTTTGTCCACAATAGTTTGGGCTAATAACGTTGATGCCACACGAGATCTCGTAGGCACATAAGATTTTAGCCCACCATATACACTAGCATGGCCTTCAACGAAATTAATCGGTGATTTCATATGTATAGGCATTAACCTTTGTGGTTTTCCTGTTTTAGTTGTTAAAACTGGAGGAGCATCCTGTATTGTAAAAAGAGAGTCAAATTGGACCATAAGTCGCTTCAATTTACTCTGACAAACAGATACAGCTAGCATCTTGCCTATATCATGTTTAAATCCGACATGTAAACCCAAAGGAATACATCTACCGTCATAAACACCTACATATAGACCACCACATTCTCCTCGAATTGTAACGTAATCGTCAGGAACTCCAGAAACTATTTGAGTATGAATCGAAAGATCCATATCTAGACCACGAACGTATTCAGGGCGTGTAATCATACTCCTAACAAGTCTACTCGTTTCCAAACCAGAAACATAATCTCTGGTAATAAAATGACCTATAGTCATATTTAAACTTTTTGACTTGTTAATAATACGATCGTAAATTCCTTTCCTTGGAGGTAAGGAACGCACACAAAACACAGCAATATCATTCTTTTTGTCTAGTTTTACATCATTGGGATTGTAAACAAATGTAGATCTGTTTCCAATCGGATCAGAAACACCTGACATTGATACCTCTATCTCCTCCACTTCATGAAGAAAATAGTGAGCATTTGTCATATATAACTGTCCACCGAGTGCTA